ACACTGGCATGACTAGCCCCTGGACACCTGGCTCTTGGGAAGATTTGGCCGATGCCGAAATGGTGATGACCCCAGGCATGCAAATGATGTTTGCCTTTGACGTTGATCCACACACGCGGCGATCTGCCAGCCTAGTTGCCGGGGCTTTGCTACCTGATGGCCGTATTGGCTTGGCATTGGTTAAAACCTGGACAAGTGAAATTGCGGTAAACGAATTACAAATCGCGGTGGACATAAAAGCCGAAGCCGACAAATGGCATCCAAAATTAGTGCTGCATGATTCTTACACCACCGCTGCTATTGCTGAACGCCTTAAAAATTCAGGGCTTATGATTGAGGCTTGCGTAGGGGCGCAGTTTTACACCGCCTGCTCTACCTTTAAAGATGCCATAGACAATAAGCGTGTGGTTCATGGGGTGCAGCCGGAATTGGATCAACAAATGCTAAACGTGGCTAGTTCCAGTAAGGATTCAGGCTGGAGAATTGTCCGCAAGAAATCACAGGGCAGCGTGGCCGCGCCTATTGGCATGGCAATGGTAGTTATGCACCTTTCAAAGCCAATTAGTGAGGCCAAAATCTACATTTAGACACGCCCGACACCTCCCTGTTGGTGCTTTACAAACTGCGAAAATTGCCGTATGGGATTATTGCAAACCTTTGGTATTCGCAGTAAAGAAAAAGTGCAGGTTGATGCGCAACTAGCTCCTGCCATTATGTCTGATCGTTTTGGCGGTGGCCAATATAGTTTTGGCGGCTTGTATAACAATGGTTATGGCGCTGGCATTATGGATCGCGCAACTGCGCTACAGGTGGCAACCGTTTCTAGGTGCAGAAACCTTGTTTGCGGCGTAATCAGTTATTTACCTTTGAAGTTATACAAGAAATCAACCGGGCAAGAATTACAAAGCCCATTGTGGTTAGAGCAGCCTGATATTCGCCAACCACGTGCAGTTACTTTGGCGTACACCGTTGATTCGCTCATATTTTATTCAGTGGCGTATTGGCGTGTAACTTCTTTGTATGCCGATGATGGCAGGCCTTCAGGTTTTGAATGGGTTGCAAATACTCGCGTAACAGTTACAACCGATCCACAAGGGTACGAGGTTGATTACTATTGTATTGACGGTAAAAAAGTGCCAATGTCTGGTATTGGTTCGCTTGTTACTTTCCAATCTTTGCTGCCCGGTGTATTAGAAACTGGTGGCCGCACAATTCAAGCAGCGCTAGACGTACAAAAGGCTGCGGCAATAGCAGCCGCAACTCCGATGCCCACTGGAATTATTCGCAACCAGGGAGCGGATTTGCCTGAGGCACAAGTGCAAGGCATTTTGTCGGCTTTCAAATCGGCTAGACAAAATCGCAGCACTGCTTACTTAACTAGCACGCTCGATTATCAAACAGTTGGTTTTTCACCTAAAGACATGACATATAACGAGTCATCGCAATATCTCAGCACCGAAATTAGCCGTTTAATGAACGTACCAAGTTTTATGGTTAGCGCTGATATGAATAACAGCATGACGTATCAAAACGTTTTAGATTCTAGAAAAGAATATGTGGCTTATTCCCTGCAACCTTACATCTGTGCAGTGGAGGAACGTCTTAGCATGGATGATATAACCGCTCATGGTAATGTCGTAAAGTTCGCAGTAGATGAAACCTTCTTACGTGCAGACACAATGGCGCGACTTGATGCCATTGAAAAAATGCTGGCACTTGATTTAATAGATGTAGAAACTGCACGCCAAATGGAAAATATGAGCCCTTACGGAACAGGAGAAACAGATGCTTTTAACGTTTAGCGCAAGCATTACTGCAAGCGATGGCGAAAGCCGCATGATCGCTGGCAAAATTGCACCATACGGTGAAGTTGGCTATACCAGTGCCGGTAAGGTTGTATTTCAAGAAGGCAGCATCAACATACCTAACGTTGATAAAGTTAAATTGCTAATGTCGCACGACAATTCAAAAGTTGTAGGGCGTATGCGCTCAGTTGAATCAAAGAGCGATGGCATGTACGCCAGTTTTTCAGTAAGTCGCAGCACGGCAGGATCAGATGCAATTTTGCTAGCCCAGGAGCAGCTCATGGATGGCCTATCCGTTGGTGTGGAAGTATCTGCATCAGAGCCAAAAGGTGACTATCTCCTGGTGACGGCTGCAACTTTGCGTGAGGTGTCGCTTGTTGAATCAGCGGCATTTTCATCAGCAGCCGTGCAAAGAATTGCTGCGCAGGCAGAAGTTGTGGATGCTGAAATGTCCACAACAACAAAAACCAGCGTGACAACAAGTACGACAACAAGCACAACAACCGAAACCGAAACCGAGACAGAAAGCGAGGAGCCTGTGACTACAGCCCCCGAAACTCCAAATGAGGATCAGAACGAGGAAGTGGCTGCACCAACAGTAGAAGCAGCTCGCAAAATCATCCGACCTTCAGTACTAAACAGCCAAACAGTACGTACACCAATTACTTCAATGGGTGCATATACAGAGCATAAAATTAAAGCAGCACTTGGAAACGAAGATTCAAAACTTTATGTAACTGCCGCCGATGACAGTTTTTCCACTAACCCTGCATTTTCTCCAACGCAGTACCTTTCAGAATTTCCTACTAACACACGTTTTGGCACACCTGCCATTGATGCTTGTTCACAGGGAGTTTTGCCAACAAGTGGTATGACGATCAACGTGCCATCATTGGTTACTTCAGCAGGCGGCGGTACAGGTGTTGCACCAGTTGTAACAGTTGAAGCCGAAGCAGGCGCAGTACAAAATACCGGAATGGAAACAGCCTATCTGAGCGGCAGTATTTCCAAGTACAGTGGCATGAATACCCTGAGCATCGAGTTGCTCGAGCGGTCTGATCCGAATTTCTTTGCGGAATTGACCAACCAACTCCAAAATGCTTACCTTAAAACACTTGATACAACAGTGCTTGCAGCTCTTGTAACTGCTGGCCAGCAAGGTGCAACACAGGCTGCTACTTCAGCAGGCATTATTGGTTACGCATCTGATGCTGCTGCAAAGGTTTACCAAGCAACTGGTTACTTTGCACAGAATTACATTGCTAACCCATCACAGTGGCAACTACTTATGGGCGCAACCGATTCAACAGGCCGCCCAATTTATTCAGCATCACAGCCAATGAACGCAGCCGGGCTTACACAGCCTGGTTCAATTCGCGGCAACGTGCTAGGCCTTGATTTGTACGTGGATAAGAATTTTGCAGCCACTACAACTATTGATGACTCAGCCGTAATCCTTGCACCTGAAGCATTTACCGTGTACCGCAGCGCTACGAATTTCATGAGCGTAAACGTAGTTTCAAACCTACAGGTACAGGTTGCAATTTATGGCTACATGGCAACGATTGCCAAGATGCCTAACGGAATTGTGCGCTTTAACCTTACTTAATCAATCCCCTAAGAAGTCGGTGGGTCATTAGCCCTTTGACCCACCGACCCTAACAACAAAGGAGTACAAAATGGCAGCCACCTACGTAACCGTTGCAGAATTGCGCGCAAACTTGGGTATTGGCACTTTGTACACCGATGCAACCCTTGATGAGGTGTGCCAGGCAGCGCAGGATCAGATCAACTCCTTCCTTTGGTTTGATTCTGCGCCTGTCGTGGGAACGGCGCTCGTATCAAATGTTGCAACTGTTATGTTGGCCAACCCCGGTATATTCACTGTTGGTGAAACAGTAACGATTGCCGGGGCTGGTTCAACATTTAATGGCGCTTACACAATTACTGGCACGCTTCCATTTAGCACAGGCACATCTAATATATTGCCAGCGTTTAATATGCAATTAAGTTATTGGCAAAACCCACAGGGTTACAGTTTTATTCAATACGCAAAGACAGCAGCAAACCAAAACTTTAGGCGAGTATTGCCTTATGGCACAGCCGAAGGCGCAGACACAAAAACCGCTACTTATGTAAATACAGCCAGCGTGCGCGAGGCCGCCATGATTTTGGCGGTTGATATTTTTCAGGCACGCCAGGTTAGCCAAACTGGTGGCGTTAGTGTGGACAATTTCAATCCATCGCCCTATCGCATGGGCAACACATTAATCGGCAAAATCAGAGGTTTGTTAGCCCCTTATATGTCACCCAATTCGATGGTTGGTTAGTCATGGCCGTAGCAATTACAGCTCTTAGAACAACCATAGCCGCTGCCTTAGCCAATAACGGCGTGTGGCAAACCTTTGCCTACCCACCAACCACAGTTATGGCCAATTCAGTAATTGTTTCACCTGCTGATCCGTACATAGTGCCTGCCAATGGCCGCTACAACGGTGCAGCCATACAGCCAATGGCCAATTTTCGCATCACCATGACAGTGCCAGCCTTTGATAACCAAGGTAATTTGGCTGGCATAGAGGACACAATGATCGCAGTATTTAACAAACTGGCAAACAGTGCGATCCAATTTAGCGTTACCACAATATCTGCGCCTACAGTACTAAACGCAGATAGTGGCAGCCTGCTTATGGCAGACCTACAAATAACCGTACTAACAACATGGAGTTAAAAATGGCAGATCAGCAGATAACCCCGGCAGATATTGAGGTTTTAAAAAAACTTGGTCTGCCAATACCAAACGAAACACCAACCAAAAAGAAGGATGAGGAATAATCCGTGGCAATTTATTTAGATAATCAAGTTGGCCTGAAAATTGCCACCGTTGATTTAAGCGAGTACGTAACGAGCATTACGCTTACCCAAACCTTTGACGAAGTAGAAACCACAAGCATGGGTGCATCTGCACATACTTTTGCAAAGGGTTTGGAAGCCAGCACATTACAGGTGGACTTCTTGAACGATTGGGCTGCCGCTAAAGTACAGGCAACACTTCAGGCTGCTTACGGCACATCCGTAACTGCCTTGGTTGTGCCAGTTAGAGGCGCAGTTACAACAACAATTAGTGCAACAAATCCTTTGTACACCGTTTCAATTTTGATTAACAACTTAACCCCAGTAGGCACAGGTGGCCCTGAGGACTATGCACGATCATCAATGACGTTTACATGTACATCAGCAGTTGCTTATGCAACAACTGGTACTTGGTAAAAACAACTAACTAAGGGGCAAACAATGGCACGGCTAAAAATCGTAAGGGCTACTGGAGAAAGCATCGTAAGCATTACCCCGGTGGTTGAGGTGGCCTTTGAAAAATATGCAGGCCAAGGCTTGTATAAGCAGTTGCGCGAGCATGAAAAAAACAGTGATCTTTACTGGTTGGCTCATAACGCGCTAATGCGTACAGAAGTTATACCTCCATTTGGAGATGACTTTCTTACTTCGCTTATCTCAGTTGAGGTAATTGAGGACGAAAGCCCAAAAGGATAGATCGGGGTTCATTTACATATTTGGTGGCTTCATTAGCCATTGAGTTGAAAATTAGCCCCGATCAAGTCCTGGCAATGGATGAAGTTATGTTTAAAGCAGTATTGCAAGTACTTGGAGATAGAGCTAGGGAGCGTGAAAATGCCCGTAAACATCACAGGCGTACAAGGCACACTTAAAGCCATGCGCAAATTTGACCCTGACCTAGCCAAGCAAATGAACACCCAAATACGTGGGGCTATGATGCCTATTCGCGACAAAGCCCGGGCATTTGCACCAGGTAATAGCGAAATGCTTAGCGGTTGGACTACAGCCAATACATCGGTAGCAGCCAAAGGCCATAGGTTTTTCCCTAAATATGATCAAAGCGAAACGCAAGCAGGCATCGTGTATCGGCAAGGGGCAAACAATAAAGGCCAAGTGGCTGGTGCTAAATTTACAAGGCGCTGGCAGGTTGCTTACTTTATTGCTAACAATTCCCCAGGTGGTGCAATTTTTGAAACTTCAGGGCGCGTACATCCAAACGGCAGGCCAGCATCTCGTATAGTTTCAAGCCGTCATAAATTAGAATCACAGCGCAAGTACCGGGTAGCAAGCGGCACAACTAAAGACATGAACAGCCTAAACCCAAACGCAGGCCGTCAATTCTTAGAGCCGCTTGGGCCTTTATATGGCACACGTGGCACTATTGATCCGCGTTTTGGCAACACAGATCAGCGTGGCCGCCTTATCTACCGGGCATGGGCTGAAGATCAAGGCCGTGCAGCACACGCGGTAAACCTTGCAATAAACATAGCCGTGGCGCAATTTAACGCTAAACACACAGCAAACGCGTATGGGATGGCTGCCTAATGTCAAATTTAGTTGTAAGCGCCGTAGCCAAGTGGAACGGCACAGCTCTTAAAAAGGGTGAACGCCAACTCACCCAATTCCAAAAAACTACCAACCTATTAGCCAAATCCTTTGCGGCGGCGTTTGCAGTACGCAAAATTGTTGCATTTGGCAAGGCATCCGTACAGGCTTTTGCAGCCGATGAGAAAGCCGCCAAGTCGCTATCCATAGCATTACAAAACACAGGCAACGGTTTTGCTGGTATTGCTACTGAAGGCTTTATTGCCAGGATGCAAGACACCTACAACGTGCTTGATGACGAGCTGCGCCCGGCATTTCAAACTTTGCTTAATGCCACTGGGTCAGTTACAACAGCGCAAAAAGGCCTGCAACTAGCCTTAGACGTATCGCGTGGCACAACTAAGGATTTGGCCAGCGTTAGCGGCGCATTAGCAAAGGGTTACTCGGGGCAAACTACAGCCTTGAGCCGACTCGGCGCAGGTTTAGATAAAACCATACTTAAAACTGGTGACATGGAGCAGATCACAGCGGCTCTTACGGCTAGATTTAAAGGGCAAGGCCTAGCGGCAACAAAGACTTATGCAGGCCAAATGGATGCCCTTGCAGTTTCATCTGCCAATGTAAAAGAAATTATTGGTAAAGGCATATTGGATAGCATTTCAGCGCTTGGCGATGCTGATGGCATTACTAAGGCAACAGAGGAAATGGAAAAGTTTGCCCAAAGTTCATCTGATGCGTTGCTTGGCGTTTCTACATTATTTGGCAAATTTAAATCTGAAACAAAAACCGGGGGCTTACTATCCAAAGGTTTTAGCGCATTTATGAATAGTGGATATTTAGCCAGCGTTGGAAAAAAAGCACGTTTAGAAAACGCGCCTTATAGCCCTACATCTATGTACTTTACCGTTGAACAAGCCGAGCGTGCCAAATTAGTTGCAACAATTAAAAAGCAAAACACTACAGAAAAAGAAAAACAAAAACTTACTGCGGCTGAATTAGCCGACAAAAAGAAGCAGGCAGAGCTTGATGCCCTTAAAAAGAAGTTTGACATTGATCGTATTAACCTTGAAACAGCCCTAGCCAATTCCAAAGATGAGGCCGAAAAGGCGCGTATTCGCAGCCTTTTAACCATTATGGATGAAGATGCCAATGGAGCTGCTAAGCGCATGGCAGAATTGGACACAGCCAACGCAGCCAAAATGAAGGCAGAATTGGCAGCCGCCGATACCCTAAAGTATTTGGCACAAGAAGCAGAACGAGCAGCCAGGGGCTTGGCATCAATCGGCAACCCCACTGGTAATTACAACTACACACCAAGCAGCCCATCCTTTGTTTATGAGCCGCCAATGGTTAGCAATATGCCGGAAGCAGGCAACCCACAAGGTATTTATGACTACAGCCCTAGTAACCCATCCTTTACTTATTCACCACCTAGCGTAAATAATTTTACAATTAACACACCACTTGGCAGCGAGGATTATTTAACTGAAGCCATGCAGCGT